CGCCGACGAGCCGACGATTGTGTCTGACTTGTCGCGCGACGCTTTCGCACAAACACCCGTGGACCAGGTTGATGGAACCCCTGGCCACACGCATGCCAGTGCCGCAAGTCTTCGGACAACCGCGACACGTCTCGCGCTCAATGTCGCCGCCTATTGTGGCTCCGACTTGTTCGTAATTGGAATGTCAAAGGCAGACCAACGCCGAGACCTGCGGGGAACCCGTAGATGGTACTGGACCAAGGACGTTAACGCGAGCAATCGCGATGACGTGCCACGAGACCGGGATGTCCGGTATATCTGTGATGTAGATTACTACATGGATATGCCAGGGCTCCTGGCCTCGGAAGCGAAGCCCGTGCTGCTTTATACGGTCGTGCCTGAAGAGGCCACGTCTAGTGGAGAAGATGACACTTCTTTCTGTTTTGAAGAAGATGGCACACTCACCACCAAAGTAGCCGGAGGAGGCATGTACCAGCATATGCTGTGGGATTACTCCTCAGACTCCTTCTTGGTTACCAAGAAGTTCTGTGGCATTCCCTACAGCGCTGTGGCTTACGCCGTCGAACGCAAGCAGATTGGAAAGCACCGGCAGGTCATCCTGCTCGCCCCCATCCGCGCATTTGATGGCGTTGCCGCTATGCTGGCTTCATGGCTTCTGATGACGAAGAAGCTTACCCGATTCAATCCAATCAAAAGGAGCGACACGGGCGAAGCCTTCGTCAGATTCAACGTCATGTCAGCCAAAGGAGAGCTCATGGTGACGACTGCACGCCCGGCAACGGCGCTGTGCGCCACCGTGACCCAGGCTGAAGATGACGCTATCGCAACCGTGGCACGTCTAGGAACAACGAATCTCATGTTGCCCACTACAGCCAGCTGGGTCAAGGACAGGGCCGCATCCGCGGTCCTTACTGACTACCATCGCTGCTGCCGTAAACCTGCAACGTTGACGGTGTTCCCTGTTGAGATGGGAGTTCGATCGTATCAGTACAAACCAGCTGTGTTTGACTGCGAAGCGAGGCCCAAACTCCAGGCGTTCATGAGTCCACTCGTTCACGGAGCATTTGCTCCGGTTGCTAATAAGGCCGGTGAGGAACAATGCGTCAAAGGACGCATTAATGACCTCAAAGGACCCGAGCCCAGGCCCAGCAATTTCCGTGAACGATGTATCGATGAGTTCGCACGGCTCATCGTGAAAGGCATGCGCCTTGAACCGGTTTGCTTCGAAGTAGTGAATGCGAAGCAGACTAGCAGTGCCCAACAGCTGTCACTTGCGAAAGCAGTGCTGACGGGAAAGTTCAGAAAGCTCGTCTTGAAGTGCTTCATCAAGGCCGAGGCCTATCCTGATGTTAAAGACCCCAGGAATATCTCGACCTATAATGATGCCGACAAGCTTGATATGGCTCAGTTCTCGTTAGCGCTTGCTGCTCACATGAAACAGTTCAGATGGTACGGCCCTAGCAAAACTCCCCTTGAAATCGCCGAGCGTGTTGTTGAAATTTGCAGTAATGCAAGCTTCGTCAACATCTCAGATCTCAAAAGGATGGACGGAACGATTAAGTACGCCCTACGCCAGGTTGATCGAGTGGTTAGTATGAAGGCCTTTGCTAATCACGCTGC